CTAGATATTTTTGAATCGCCTCGTGTATAGCGGTTCCAAATACAGTGTGGATAGAGGAGGTAAATGTCTTAATTTTATCTTTGTACTGTAGTTTCCACCTATGAGGACAATTGTTGAATATTGTCATCTGGGAAATGAAATTCCTTTTTGATAAGAATAATCCACCCCCGGAGGAGTAAATTTTTGAATTTCTTTAATTATTTTAGGGATTTTTCTGGGCAAAATCTTTTAGTTTTTCTATGTACAAGGTAGCATCCATCAATTCTTCCTGGAGGTGGTTTAACCAATCTAGAAAATTCAAATCATCTCTTTCTAGAGTAGTATTGTATTTTTTGATCCCAGTTTGTGAACGCTGCTCAAATTTTTCTTTTACAGACTGAACATAACTGTCCTGTCTATCTCTTTCTCTATCGTAGTAAGCAGTTATAGAATCGCTCATTAGATTACTTGCTTTTGTGGGATGAATGTTTTATTTAAAATCTCAATTCTTTCTTCAGCATCAATTAACATATGAAGAGCATCTTCAGCATTTTTATAAAAATCTTCTGTGGAGTGGTCTCCAATCCCTGCGGGGTAATTAGATAATAGATCTAAGGTTAATTCAGCTTTGGCTTTATCTGCTAGAGCAGATGTCATAAGCATGTTGTATAGGGGTGGCATCATTTTAGTAGTTTTTTAATTTCTTTTTCTTCTAATCCTTGTTTAACTAAAATACTTTGTACTTGTTTTTTGTCTAAAATTTTTAAATAATCTTTTATTTCTCTAACAGATACATTAAAGTATTTTTTTAGCTGTAAAATTAAATCTTTGTCTGGTTCTTTAGTACTAGATTTAACATACTTAGACCATTTGTTGTTTTTAGGAATATATTCTCGATAAATTGAATATATTTGCTTTTTGTTGGTTGGGGGTAATATTTGAATTTCATTTACCAGTTCTATATAGTCCGGATTCATACTTAAGAATCTGTGAACCATATAAGAATTCCAAACATCCCAATCCTGATTAGAAAATGAATCAGGATGGGATTTTGTGGAATTAATTTCCTTTAACCAATCAAAAATATTGTTCATTAAATACTTTCGTCTTTAAGCTCTTCACGCAATTCTTTTGGTAGTGCTTCTCCAAAGATTTTAAATGTGTGTGGGTCGTAAAATACTGGAATTGGTAGAATTGCATCTTCAGGTGTACCTGCAATGAATTTAGAGATTTTTCTCAAGATAAGACCTTGTTGAAATACGCTACCACCTTCAGAATTCTGGATTCCTGTAGTGTTTTTTAAGTCAATGTTAAGTTGTGGTTGTTCCATGTTTATTTGTTATTTATTAGATTTTGTATTAAACTCATAGTGTTAATTTCCTTATCAATTCTAAAATTAGCTTTGTATTGGTGATCATTTACAAGCATAGCTACTGTTCCTTCTTTGTTAGGTAAAAATTCGGAAGCACGTTCATATAATGCTTTAAATAGCTCATCAAAATCTTCTACATTTGAATCAGCAATTGTTTGTCGAATATTATTAAAGTATGGTTTTGATTTCTTTAACTCATCAATTACTTTATCTATGTAATTAGAAGATACTAAAATGGAATTGTCTAACTTTAAAGTACTATCTTTAGAATTTAATTGAATAGTGTTAAGACATTTTCTTAAATCCGGATAGTATTGGTTTACAATAACTTTAATATCTTCTAATGTATAAGATATAGATTCTTTCTCTAGAATCCAAACTAAATGCTTAGCTACTTCAGATTTAGAGGGGGGAACAATCTTAATTACTTGACATCTGGATTGTAATGGATCAATAATTCTCTCTACAAAATTGCAGGTCATTATAAATCTTGTAGTACGAGAAAATGTTTCGATTACATTGCGAAGCGAGGCTTGTGCTTGAATGGTTAGAAAATCTGCTTCGTCTAAAATAACCACTTTAAGGGGTTTGAATGAAGCTACACTTGCAAATCCAGATACCTTATCTCTAATAGTTTCAATACCTCTTTCGTCTGAAGCATTGATGTAGAGATAATCGCAATTAAGATTGTTAACTATTAATTTAGCTAAAGTAGTTTTACCACCCCCAGCTTGACCATAAAATATAAGATTTTGAATATCGTTTTGTTCTAGATATTTAGAAATTGTGGTTTTAAGGTGTTCATTACCTACATAATTTTCTAAACTAGAAGGACGGTATTTTTCTACAAATAAACTATGTTCTTTAGTATTCGCCATAAATAGAGTATTTCTTTTCAGGTACAGGGATTATTTCTTGTTCTTCATTTTGCACAATATACAATTCCCCTTTCATGGGGGCAAGTCTATATTCACCTCTAAAGCCAGTTAGCACCATATATGTTTCTAAAGCTTCAGTTAAAGAACCATGGATTTTTTCTTTACCTTCCTCTATTTCCAATTTCCATCTATCGCCCGGAGGCATTCTCCGAGCGATTAAGATGTTTTTTTCAACAACCTTTTTTTCCATAACTTACATCATACCCATCATTGGGTCCATTTGGTTTGATTTTTCCTCTTCTGGTTCATCCACTACAGTACATTCTGTTAAGAGAATAGTTCCTGCAACTGAGGCTGCATTTTGTAGTGCAGTTCGGGTTACTTTAGTAGGATCGATGATACCTGCTTCTTTCATGTCTACACACTTTTCTTCCTTAATGTTATACCCTAACCAGGTATTTGAAGGATCAAGTTGTAAACCTACCATTTGAGCTTCTGTTGAGCTGAAACCAGCATTTACTAGAATTTGTTCAAATGGTTTACCACATGCTTTGTAAACAATTTTTGCTCCTGTTGTAGTAGGGTACATAAGAGCTTCTCTAGCATACCACAAAGCAGCTCCCCCACCAGGTACAATACCTTCTTGAATAGCGGCTTTTGTTGCATGTAGTGCATCATCTACTCTATCCTTAAGTTCCTTCATTTCGGTTTCAGTAGCTCCACCTACATGGATGATAGCTACTCCTCCGACGAACTTTGCCAGTCTTTCTTGGAGTTTTTCAATTTCAAACGGGGTTTGTGCTTTGTTGATTTGTTGTTGAAGTTCTTCAATACGTGCTTCAATTGATTCAGTTCTTCCTTTTCCATCGACGATCGTGGTTGTTTCTTTATCTATAGTTATTGTTCTTGCTTCTCCGAACCAATCCCAACTGAATTTTTCAAGCTTCATTCCTTTTTCTTTAGAAAATACTTGACCTCCAGTTGTGATGGCTATGTCTTCTAAAATTAATTTTCTTCTATCTCCAAAGTCAGGTGCTTTAACAGCACATACTTTCATGATGCCTCTCATTTTGTTTACAATAAGAGTAGCTAGCGCTTCACCATCTACATCTTCAGCAATGATCAAAAGTGATTTGCCTTGAGATGATACTGCCTCTAGAATAGGCAACAATTCTTTTACTTGTGTAAACTTTTGATCTGCAATCAACACTACAGTATTTTCCAATACTGAGGTCATATTGTTGTTGTTAGTTACAAAGTATGGGGATTTGTATCCTCTGTCAAACTGCATACCTTCTACAGTTTCTAGGTATGTTTCTCCAGTTCTAGATTCCTCAATGTGAACTACTCCTTCCATGCCTACTTTTTCAATTGCGGTTGCAATCAATTTTCCGGTTTCAGGATCGTTGTTTGATGAAATTGTAGCAATTTGCTCTAGTTGTTCTTCGGAGGAAATGTCCTCAGAGATATTTTCTCTTAGATTTCTTACAATAAGATCAACTGCTTTATCAATTTCTCGCTTAATTTCAACTGCATTTTCTCCATTATTTAGAGCTTGCAAACCTGCTTTAACCATTTCTCTAGCTAAAAGAGTAGAGGTAGTTGTACCATCTCCTGCTTTTTCTGCAGTTTTAATAGCTGCTTGTTTAACTAGTTGAACTCCTACCTCTTGAGTAGGATTTTTAAGAGTGATTGATTTAGCTACAGTTACACCATCTTTAGTAGATTGTGGAATGCCATTGTTTGCGATTACAACATTTCGTCCGTTAGGACCTAAAGTAGTTACAACCGCATCTGCTAAAACATCAATCCCTTTCATTAGCTCGGTACGAGCTGTGTTTCCAAAATTTATTTCTTTTCCCATTATTCTCCAGTTTTAATTCTTGCTAAAATTTGATTTTCAGGTCCTACATAATATTCCTCGTTATCAAATGGGAACTTTGTAAATCCCATAGTAGGCAATACTACTCTATCTCCCACTTTTACTGTAGTGGGAATGAAATTACCGGTAACTGAATATTTACCTGGTCCTACAGCTACAACAGTAGCGGTTTCATTTTTTTCTTTACCTAAATCAGGTACAATGATGTTTCCAAAAGTAGTTTCCTCAGTTTCCTGTGGTTTAACTATAACGGCATCAAATAATGCTTCTAAGCTCATGTGTGTATTCTTTTATTTCGTTTGTAATAGTTTCATAATTTTTTAAGTATTCATCTAGAGAATTAAAATCACCAATCCCTGCCCTTAACTCCGCAATTCGGGTTAAAGCCATTCCTAAGTTGGGAACATAAAATAGAGATTTTTCGTATACTTTAGCTTTACCACTAGATTTAAAGTGATCAGTATCCGAGGTAACTCTTTCCTTTATTGTAAAACAATAGTCATCTACTGTAATAAAGAATGGTTCTAGCTTAGGATCTCTAAGAGTTTGGTTTGTTTTTCGTTTTCTTAACATTATAACTTCTTTTTAAATATAACCTAAAGATAATAAAATAATACGCTGGGGCAAAGGAATTTTTTACTTTATCTTTAAAACTTTCGGTTTAGCTTTTTCAGATGTAGGAATAGTAATTTCAAGTAAACCATTTTCTAGTTTGGCTTCTGCTTTACTCAAATCATATTTTGCTGAAATTTTGTAGCCTAGATCAAATGAACGTCTAGCTAAACCTCTGTAAATTGTACCAGGATGAATTACTTCATCCTCTTCTGGTTTTTTGTAACTGATTTTTAGAATATCTTCTTCGATATTCACTTTTACATCTTCTTTTGTAAGACCGGTACACGCAACTTCAAAATGAAGTTTGTCGTCAGTATAAAAGATGTTTAGGGGGTGGGGTTGTTTTGCCGTTGCGGCTGAGAGAAATCCACTTGACGGGTGGAAGAAATTGTGAAATAGGATGTCAAAATCATTAAATAGAGTACTCATAAGATATACGGTTTGTGATGTCCTAGGATCATCGGTTAAACATTAATTTAATACGCCCCAGCTGTATTATTTGATTATACATATAGTGCCTACTCGTTTCTTGCTACAAAGTATTCACTGTTTAGATCATCTGAATAGAAGTTTAGTTTCAAGATACCTTCAGGAGATAGTTTTAAAGTGCCTTTTTCTTGATCTTTATTGGAGGATAGGATATCTCTCAAAACATTTGAATCAAATGGTATCTCAAATTCTTCAATTGGGTTTTGACCTAACATAATTTGATACGTGATTTTATTGGAGAATCCCGTGTTATCTCCAAAGATAAACTCACACACATAATTGCCATCCAAATCTTGGCTAGTGGTAATTAACATGTTATCTACATCAGCTAACGCATTTTTAGCTTTAATTAGGTTATCAACATCCTCGTTTGACAATTCAATATCTATTATCCATCTTTCAGGATCATTGTAGTAAGTGTTTTTACCTAAAATTAAAACATCAGCTAATGACTACGTTAAGTTGAAATTAGCATCCTGAAGGTGTAGTTTAGTGAATATAGACTTAATCTTTTCAGTTAAAATCATTAATTCACCATTAGTGATTGAAACTAACTTACTTAGTTTGTGGGTATCAAATATTCCTAGTTCTCCATCCTCTAGTGGGAAATTATCTAGTTCAACTTTACAAACACGTCCTGCTTGTCCACCGTAAACAATCAACTTATTATCTTTGATTCTCCATTTAACTTGGTTATTTAAACCATTAAGGTAATACTTAGAGATAAAACTTAGTAATTTATTTTTGTGTATCATGTTTTTTAAATTTCGAATGAAGATAATGAATTGAGGTGGGGATTCAAATTTAAAGACCACCCTAAGTCAGAAAAGAAACCTTCAAGTTTATTCAAGAGAATACTATCAAACACTTGTTGCTTATTAGCGTACATATCAAGAAA